CCTCAATGACTTCTCTAGCCCAGCGTGTGTCTGGTGCCCACACGACGCCGGACGCAAACAAGTCGGCTACGGCATTTAACCGCACCATCTTATCGTTGCCTCGGCTTGGATTTGTTTCTTGTACAGGGATGCCCATCGCTCTGAGCTCCTGTATCAGCGGTGCACCGCTTGCCTTCTTCTCCACAATGAACGCGTCAGGTTCCCAGTTCTTGTAGTGTTTGAGTGCGGCTTGTTTGAGCTCCGGAAACGCCATTCTATCCTTGAACGCGTCTAATAATATGATGTGCGGACGCATCTTTTCGTACTCGTTGAAGAACACGCCCCATGTTGTGCACGCTGAATAGTCAGAATTGTTCTTGGTTTCAAACGCCGTATCCCAAGACTGGATCACGTATTCACACTGCGGTGGATCTTCTTTGTCCCAAATCTTCCACGACTTCCTGGGCACAATCGCTGCCGTGTCCATCGTGGGTTGCTGCATGTACTGCGCGTTCCAAAACTTGGGATCAATTGACGCTTTTGTTGTTTTTAAAACGTCCAGCTTCCACTGCTCAGGCCATAGGGACTTCTCCTCTGGCGTACCCTCATTTAATATGGCAGGCAGCTCTACCAACTCCCACGGCAATGAGTCAGGATTCTTGATCTGGTAATCCAACAGCCGTCCCGTCAGGTCCAGCATCGACCAGCGCGTCATAATCACAATGATCGCGCCCCCCGGCATCAAACGTTGGAGCGGTCCTGTTTGGAACCACGACCAGGCGGTATCAAAAGCCAGTCTCGAATTTGCTTTAACGTCTTGCTCGGAATGGGGGTCATCAATAACAAACAAATCAGCACCGCGACCAGCAAGAGCACCCCCAACACCAGCAGCATAATACTGTCCACCAACAGAAGTAGACCACTTACCAGCAGCTTTTTGGTCATCTGCCACATTTGTTGCAGGAAAAATCTCATGGTATTCCTCAGAATCAATCAAGTTACGCACCCGGCGCCCAAAATCCTCAGACAAACCCGCCGTGTGGGTGCCCATAATGATCTTTTTGTCGGGGAATTTGCCTAAAAAATAGGCAGGAAACAGGTAAGAACTGAACTCAGACTTACCCATACGGGGTGCAATATTAATAATGACGCGTCGTTTCTTACCCTCGATCACGTCTGTAAAGATCTTTGCCAGCTTTTTGTGGTGCGGTCCAATCTTAAACCCCGGGTACACCGCAGACGCAAACCCAAGCATGGACTGCTCGGCAGACGCCAGTCTTGCCCGGCGCTCGCGCACCTCTAAATCTTGGAATAGCTCCATCTTGTCCTGAAGCGACATCTTGGGCAGCGCCTTTAACAGCGCTTGCAGCTCAAGCTTGCTGAGCGTCGTCAGGTTTTGTAAGTTCATATGTGGCGCTGGTCATTTCTATATCCAAGGTGTCTGGCGCTTTCTCTATATCGACAACGTCCACCACACCCATGAAGCGATTGAGCTTCTCTTTGATACGCATTTCGAGTTCTGCGTCGGACATCTCATCCTTTTTAATCTCAATCTTCTCAGTAAACAGTCCAACTTCTGTGACTTTACCGAGCAATGTCAGCGCTTTTAGCCGGATATTAGCGTTTGAATTCTTTGTTTCTTCGACGATCTTAGCAACCGTATAACCTCTCAGTTGCTTGGCTTGCTCAATAAACTCCCAGTCATAAGCGGTCAACATGCCAGTTAAGTGGCGTACAGCTTCTGGTGTTTTAATAGAAACAAGCGCTTCCTTGGAAGCTTCTTCGTCAGTAGTCGTGAGTAATTTTTGAAATGTCTTTCTGGCGGACTCGGTTTCGATGACTTCATCTATCTCGTCATCTAGTGTGGCGCCAAGCTCAGCTAACCAGTCTGCCGTTTTTACTTGGGCATCGAGCACCTGCTGGGCTGACGCGTCGTCCAGCTCAGTAAACCCTGACTTGGTGATGTCAGGCTCAAATTGCACCAAATCTTCAAACATTTGCGAAGTCCTAAAAACTTTCGATGCGCCGAGTATATAATACTTTTGGGCATATGCGCAAGCATTTGCTTCTCCTTAAGGCGCGAGCCTTCTTCACCCCGGCTGGTCCGGGGTATTTTTTTGGTTGCGGAGGATGGATTTGCACCACCAACACTCCCGGCTGATGTGCCGGGGCTCTGACTGTTTGAGCTACTCCGCAGTATTAGGTGAGGTGGTTCACATAAAGCAGTGTCGATATAGTTTAAAGGAGCGATCCAATCTACGGCGCTAACCCGCAGTACCACCTCGGGTCCTAGTTTACCTCGGTTTTTTCTAAATTTTTAAAAAATTTTTGGGTAGGTACTTAGTATTACAGAAAAATTGATTTGCGCCTGAGAAACAGTGTTGCTGCGGAGGGGGCATGGTCACCATGAAAGAGGGGTCTGGGGGTACGGTAGGGTCAACAGATACGGCAAAATCCGCCGAAAAAGCCGTTTTCTGGGGTAAACCTAGGGGAAAACGTACACCAAAGCCCTAGTAAAGCCCTAGGTATAGGGCACACCAAGGATAGAAAAAACCCTTTAAAATCAACGACTTAGCTCATGTCAAGGGTATTTGGTAGCACGTTGGGCTACAATAGAGTCATCGGTTTAAGGAGTCATTCAGTCTCTACCGATTCATTTGGAGGTCAACCATGACTAAAGCAACTACATCTATCTCTACTATCTTTGATCGTGCATTTGATAATCAAGCCGAGCTATTCGCATTACTCGGTGAGCACGGTATTACCACTAAGGAGGAGGCAAAGCCTCACGCTATCAAATGGGCGGAGGGTCGTTTCAACGTACAAGCTCATGAGGGTCAACGCGGAGGTATGACGTTCGAGAAAGACACGCCCGCCTATAACGCCGTGAAATACGTACTTCGCGTAATCTTCGAGCAACCCAAGACTGGCGGAGTTCGCGCGAAGACTGATGAGGTCGCATTGTTACTTAAGAAGTTCAATGCCTTAAGTGCATCAGAGCAACGCCGTTTCCTGAAAGCACTGGGGTGAAAATTAACCCGAGTTTTTCCCGAGGGCGCAAAGGCGGGGAGTCTTTGCGCTGTTCCTTTTATTGTCAACTAGGAGATCAACCATGAAAGCAACTTTAAAAACTGTATCCAATCTAATCGCCGAGCGTAAGCCGTTCACGTGCAACAAATCACTATACGGTGAACAGCGGGGCGACACATACATCGTGTTCAGTTACGGCGAACACTTTCCCCTTGCGCTATGTCGTGACAATCTGTGGTTCGTGAACTCTAGCAAATACTCACCCACTACATCAAGGCATCAATCCAAAGTACGCTTAGGCTTACATGGCATTGAGTACCGCGAACTGTCAGTCAACGAAATCAGAAACTTAATCTAAGGAGTGAGCATGCTTGAAATTACCCGATACATACCCGAGCTAGATACCACGCTAGTAACCGTTGTGCCTATGCCGAGCGGAGATGTTACCGAATATCTACTGCACCGCTACGGTATTGACGCACTTACCTACATCGTAACCAGAACAATCTAAGGAGAATCAACATGAGCAAATCATACACAATCAAAGACCGTACATGGGCACGCAAAGCGAAGGAGACTATCCGCAACAAAGCCGAGTCACGCCGTGAGATACGGGAGCGCATCCAAGATGAGGACTTCAAAGCGATCATGCGTAACAATGGTGTCGTGCCAATCAAAGGGGGTAGATAACATGAGTGCCCCACTATGGTTCAGCCAAGCCGTAGCACTACGGCGACAACAATACCTCTCAACTCTCACACCATACCAACGTGCCGAGTACCTCAAGCGGGAGAAAGAACGCCAAGACTTCCAAGCCTTCAAGCGTTCAGCCAAGGCACGACAAAGACCCTTGTTCTGAGGGCACTTCAGCGACTGGGGTTAAACGTAACCCCAGTTCTCCCAAACACGTTGCCAAATAGTCATTGGACAGCTTACCCACTCGTCAGAAACAAATGCGCGAATAGTGGGTGCGGTGCAAACCCGCATAAATACTAGCGTCTGCCTATATATATAAATACTTTTCTTATTTAGTTATATATATATAACACCATAAACACAAAAATCTTTTCACCTAACACACAACACATTCGCAATCTGCTAAGAGCTTATGGTATTATCAATGGACAGCCTATCGTGTCGACTGCAAACGCAGGTAGTATAAGTGTTTACACCGTACCCACTTTTCGTCCTGGCTCATCGTTCGAGTGGACAGTGCTGTGAATCTGAAACCTTTATCATTAAGAAAGTGAGTGCAAAATGGAAAAAGTGTCCACCAATTTAACCAAACGCTGTAAGAAATGTGGCGAAGACCGAGAACTATCGCTATTCAAGTACACATTGACCCGAGCCGAGGCGTTAGCCCGAGGGTACAAAGCCGAGTTCAAAGTTCAGCTCGAAGGTAAGACATGCAACCTATGCAAAAAGAAAAGACGCCCACTTAAAGCGTTACGTGCATCCGAACTACGGAGCAGGGTGGAGAGTGGCGACATTAACGAGGCAACCTATGAGCACATCCTTGCCGAGCGTGCCAAGTCAGCGAAGGAAAGATTGTCCGCAAACATGAAGCGGTACTGGGAACGTGCCTTGGATATGGAGTGGGCGAACCATTTGAAGCCCCTAAAAAACGAGATCAGGTTAGTGACCAATCAACATTTCAACGGTATGCGTAAAGACAACAAAGAGATCGTTGCGTTTGCCGAGGCGTATTTGAAGGCGCTATTGCGTGTGCAAGCGCAACTTGCGATCAAGGCGGACAACAGGGAGAAGGTAGACCCTGACCATGACTGGCGCAAAGATGTGACCGATGCGGAGTACGATGAGATCGAGGCACTCGAATTAAAGATACCAGTTAACACACGCATCAAAATGAGGAGGGCGCAACTGCTAACACTAAAGTCTTATAGGAGAAATCCCAAGGCGGAGGGTGCGCTGTTGAATACGCTGAAACAAGCCGAGCAACATTTCAATCCGAGTGCGAAGGCGCAGGTAGGTAGCACGGTGGAGAAACTGGACACATCGTGGCTAGACGAGTTGTGATAGTAACTGGGGTTAATCGTAACCCCACTTTTTTAAAGGAGAAAGCAAATGAGTGACCAATGGGAAAGAGGGCATCATGAGAAGTGTGGACAGTTCGACATTTTCTTTTCGTGGACGTATGAGAACGATTCGCTTCGTGACCACTTCGAAGATGATGAGATAAAAGAGCTAGTATCCAAGGTCAACCGAGGGGAGATGACGTGGTTCGTAGCGAGAGTGGACGCATGTAAGTGTGGTATCGAGCTTGCCTCTGACATCCTCGGCGGTTGTCTGTACGCTAACCCGATGGATTTTGTGAGGGACAGCGATTACTACGCCGACATGAAGGCATCGGTGATCGAACAAGCGAGTGTGAAGTTAGTAGAACTATTTACTTATCAAGGAGAATAACATGAACCCACTTAAAGAACGTATCTTGCATGCGCTAGTCAACCTAGCCTTTGCCGTAATCTTTGCCGTGGCGGTGGTGGTCGGACTGTGGAGACTCTTAGTCAACGCATGACGGGTGTCAGCTTTTTTGTGGCGTGGGGACTTCCCCCTACGCTTTTTTAACTGGGGTTAAATTTAACCCCGCTTTTCAGGAGATAGCAATGGGATACAGATCAGATGTGGCAGGGATTATCAAATTCAAATCCTTAGAGGATAGAGAGAAGTTCGTCATACTTGCGAAGGCGCATGGTGGACTCATAGCAAAAAACTTTGATGATGAGGCGAGCCTCGCCGAGTGGACGTGGGACACGGACGAAGCACCGCACAAAGAAGATCCGATCATGACTTTTGAATATGACGACGTTAAGTGGTACGAAAGTTATGATGATGTGAAATGTCACTACGAACTATGTAGGTATGCGGAGGAAACATTCGAGGCATCATGGCGCATCGTGGCTGTCGGTGAGGACGGTCAAGAAGATGCACACGAGAGTGGCGACGACACCTATTCGTTAGAGGAATACATTTACACATCTCACTCACTACACACAACTTTTTAACAGGAGGTAATTATGTTTAGCAA